TCCGGGCTCATCACTCTTGCCCAACATCGAGTATTCCCGCATCCGCGCGGGATCGCCGGACAGCAGGTTATCGCGCGCCCTGTCGACATATCCGGCTTGCCGACTGGTTAATCCAATAATTCCACCTTCTCTCTTTCCCGTGCGGCGGTGGACATACCCAACCACACTCAGAGCGGTCCTCTTGGGGTTGTCGCCTCGCGCCAGCCCGGCGGCGAAGCTGGTCCGAAGCCCAATCACCTGATCGTCCGTGATCCGCGTCACCAGCGTCGACGATGACGATTGAAGCCATTGCTCGCCTTCGATGTTCCGCACCCCGAACCGGAACACGACGCGGTTGCCGTCGGGATCGCGGGCCCGGATGCCGGACGCCTCGCCCATGCCAGCGGCGTAGTAGGCCTCGCTGATCGCGAGTTGCAGCGGCCCGAAGGCGTCCGGATCCAGCCCAACCGCGCGCACCGCCGCCTCAATGTCCCCTCGCTCCAGGGCCTCGATAACCCGGAGCAACGCAATTGCGTCGACCGTCTCTTGCACGGCTTTCTCAAAGGCCTCGCGTAGGCGCGCATCGTATTGAGCGAAGAGCGCGTCAATTTCGCCGCGTGTCATCGGGCCAAGTCACACTCATAAAGCACCGCGACACCAGCGGGAGCCAGCGCGCGGACTTCGGCAACGGTGCTCCATGCCACAGCGGCGTCGCCGGCAATGGCGACCTGTTCGGCGGTCATGCCTTCCACGATCTGGTCACCCATCACAGGGATGACGCCCGCCACCCCGGAAATGGTGATTGTGCGCTTGGTCTGGCCGATGAGCGTCCCGTTGATGTCGCGCAGCTCGCGGTCGGCCACCATGACGCACACGGTGAAATAGGTCGGCGATCCGGTCGGCGGCTCCCATGGATGCTCAGGCGCCCCGCTCGGCGGCTTACGCAGCGTGGCAGGATAGCCGTCCGGCGCGGACACATCTCCGATGGAGCGGATTGCCTGCTCAACCTCGGCAGCAATGGCGGACCAGTCCTCGCTCAAGCGCAGCCCCCGCCGATGGACATCAGCATGAACCCGTTGTCGTCGCGGTTGATCGTATAGGGCTCGAACATCGCCTCGATCAGGGTCGACACCGGCATCGCCGCATAGGTCTTGCTGGCGTCGCCCGTCACCTGCCAGCGGATCGACTGCACCTGCACAAGCGTCTTCTGCTGGGCGGCCGTGTAGCTGGTCGAGAAGAAGCCCGGCGTCGTCAGCTCATAGCCGGCAGCGATGTAGGCTCCTTCCTCGGTCATCGGCATGTCGTGGCCTGTCGGCGTGAAGTCGACGCCATAGCCCGGCAGCAGGTTCGGCACATAGCGCAGGCGGATCATGTCGGAGGCGCGGACCAGCGCCGCCGTGGCGTCAGAGTCGGACGCGCTCGTCGGCGCGCCGTTTCCCCGTGCCGTGGCATATGCCCGCCACCCGATGATTGTGCCGTACATGGCGCTATCAGCCCTTCGTCACAAAAGCGGCCTGGTCGTCGGCGCTCATGGCGTTGAACGCTTCGGCATCGTCCTTCGACAGCCCGTCAACGATTTCGTTGCCGGCGGCGTCGAGCACGGAATAGCTGCCGCGACCGCGATGCTTGGCCTCATAGATACGCTGCTGCACCCCGCCTTCGGCCGGGTTCGTGATCGCGACGGGCTCGCTCATGATCTCGACCTTGTTGACGAGGCTCGGCGGGATGGTGTCGCCGTCGATCTCGATCTCAGCGCCGACGGGCAGGTCTTCGCCGTTGCGGGCGATGCCGGCTTCAGTAACGATCAGTTTCATGGCTTGGTATCCTTCGGGGCCGATGGGCTCACAAAGCGGGCCGGATCGCTCCAGCCCGCCATAGAGGCCACCGTCAGGAGGCGGTGACGACCGCAACGCCGCAGTTGTTGGCGGCGTCGAACTTGATCTCCAGGGCGGCGGCCGCCATGGTCACGAAGTCGTAGTCGTCTTCCGGGTTGGCACGGAACTGCGCCCGCGTGGTCATCGGCATGCCACTCAGCAGTTGGAGCACGCGGCGCGACTTCACGACCGCGATGATGGTGTCGGCGGGAACCTTCGACGCAGGGACGACGCCAGCGATGCCGGATTCGAGCACCCGCTGCGCGATGGTCTTGTTCGCGTAGGAGGTCGAATAGTCCGTCTCGCGAGCGTATTTCCAGTCGTTGATGTTCACGTAGATGGTCGGCTCGGTGAAGAACTTGTCCCCGTAGAGAGCCGCAGTCGCCTTGTTCACGGCGGTGAGCCACTGCGGGCCGGTGCAGGCCGAAAGGTCGAAGCCGTGGGTGTCGGTGTTTCGCTTGGGGTGGTTGCGCAGGCCGTAGAGCTGCGAGCCGCCGACCACCACAGAGGCATCGCCGTTCATGACGATGTCTTCCAGCTTTTCCGCCACCTTGAACATGGCGTTCGTTCGGCCCGCGCCGTCGAGCGACATGCCCTCGGTACGCGCGGCCTCCATCTGGCGCCAGCCGAACGAGAACGTGGAGTCCACAATCGGCAGCGGCGTGCCGTAGTAGTTGAAGACCGGCTGATCGGTGCGCGCCTTGGAGCGGCCGTCGAGCGACACGTTGACCGAGCCGCTGTCGCTGATGGTCTGAAAGTGATGCACCAGCTTGCCGATGGGCATCGGCATCGAGACAGTGGCGGCGAGGTCGTTGAAGACCGACAGCACATCGCGCTGGATCTCGTGACCCTCGCGGTCCCAGACGCCCCACACATCGCGCGGGATCGGCAGGGCGTTGCCGAGCATGGTCGAATTGTGCAGCTCGGCAATCTGAGCCTGCCGCTCGTTGAACAACCGGCGCTGGTTGAGAACAAACGCCTGCTGTTCGGGGGTAAACTTCAGCATGTCACGTTCCTCCTCAGGCCGGGACGGTATAGGTATTGGCGATCACGACATCGGCGAGGTCGCCGGCCGAGTAGGCGCCGGGCGTGTCGTCGAAGAACGCGATCACGATGTCGGCGGCAGTCGTCGCAGCGGCCAGGCGGCCGGACGCGGCAATCTTGAGCGGGGCATTCTTGGCATAGGTCGCCGCCGCGAGGCGGGCCTGCACCACCATGCCGGGCTCCAGGTGATAGGCGATGCCGGTGTCACCGGAGGTGTAGGCCGCCGCCACGTCCTGGTCCTTGAACTCCAGGTTCGACAGCAGAAGCGGCAGCTTCGCGAGGCCGGTGGTGATCTGCGAAAGCTGCGTGGCGGTTTCCTCGACGAAGGTTCCGGGGAGATAGGCGCCAGCGACGGGCTTGGAGACCGTGCGCGGCTGCCAGCCGGTGCCGACGGGACCCCGATAGATGCGATTGCCAGCCATGTCACTTGCCCTCCATGGGAGCGTTGAGGTCATAGCCGGCGAACTCGTCGTCCGCGGCTGCGTTGCCGATGGCCGCCTTGCCGTTCAGGGCAGCGGCCTTGCCGGGCTTCGCCTTGGGGGCGAGCACGCGGGCGGCGTTCAGGCTGAGTTCCTTCGCCGTCGCCTCGTCCATCAGGTTGCCCTTGACGATGGTGTTGATGAGCTCGGTGCGCTCGGCCTCATCCTTGGCCTTCTGCGCGTTCTGCAGGTCGGCCAGGTTGTCGGTCAGCGGCTTGACGGCGGCCGCGACGGCTTCGGCGATGGTGTTGCCGATCTTCCCGACGCCTTCCGAGAGGGTCTTCACCTCTGCGGAAAGCGCATCGAACTGCTCCTTCGAGACAGTCATGTCGTTCTCCTGATTGTTGAGAGAGGGTGCCCGCTCGGTGCCCATGGTCCCCATGAAGGCCTCGATGATGGCGGTCTTTGCCCGCTCCAAGAGCGGAGCGGTTCGGCGCTTTTCCAGCGCGCGGGCAATCGATGTGACCGCCCAATCGAGTTCACGATCCGCATCGTCGATGGCGGAGTTGATGACCTCGACGTCTTCCGTCTCGCCGGATGCGTTCACCAGCATGCCGACGCCCTGTTTCGGGGTGGCCGCGCCGTCCTCGTTCAGGAGGATGGCGTCATGGTCGAACAGCATCTCGCGAGCGATGTGCTTATGGTCGGAGGCCCCGTTCACGGCCTCCAGCTTGGCGACGAGGCCGGTGCTGGTGTGGATCGGGCCGCCCTTCTCGATGGCGTTCAGGATGGCCTTGCCGCCCTCGGTGCGGTTCGCCACCTCGACGTCGATCACCTTGTCCAGCAGCACGCGGCCGCCCTCGCGGCGCACGTTCTCGTTCCAGGCGCCGACATAGCCGAGGTTGATGCCTTCGGGGTCGCGGGCGGACACGAACTTGCCGTTGACGATAGGGTGGCCGAGCGGCGCCGGCGTGCGCTCCAGCGAGCGGAACGACGCCTCGATCTCGGCGGCCGGGTATTTGATGCCGTTCATCACGACGTCATCCGGCAAGGTCGCGCTCGGCACGATCACGAGGTCGCGGCCGTTGCGCTTGACTTTGCGCACGGCGGCCGCGTTCGCGACCGAGCGCACGTTGATGCGAACGGTTTTCATGGGCGGTCCTTCGGAATCTACAGGGTCGCGGCCTGCGCCGGGTCGGGCTCGTCGACAGGCGGCGTCATCGCGTCCTGCTCGTCCTGGCCTGTCGTCTCGTCGCGCAGCGCATCGGCCGGCGACAGCGGCTCATAGTCTGCCGCCATGCGGATTTCCTCGGGGGTGAACACCCACTCGGAACCGCCAGTCTTCTGGTTCACGTCCGCCATTTTCACGGCGCGGTCGATCTTCTCGGCGAGCGAGGCGCCCGTGAGGTCCGACCAGTCGACGAACCAGTCCCGGCCCTCGGGCAGGATGCGGAACCGCTCCAGCCGGCGGACCAGAGCCATGATGTTCGGCACGGTCTGGCTCATGCGGCGCGACATGATGGTCTGCGACCACTCGCGGGCATCCTCGACGCTCGCCCGCTCGCCGCTCTGCGACCCGACGAGGATCTTCAGCGGGATTCCGAGCGACGCGGCGAACGACTGGAGCGCGATGGCGAAGAAGTGCTCAGGGCTGGGCAGGGTGATGCCGAGCGTCTTCGCCTGCATCCCCTGGATCATCAGCAGCTTGTCGAACCCCTTCTGCCAGTCCTCGACCTGATCGTTCATCTTGTCGGCCAGCGCGGCGGGGGCGACATTCATGGCCTTCGCCATCGTGGCGACGTCCATCTCCTTGTCGACCTCCAGCACCGGAGCGCTCTTGGCATTCTTCCAGAACCCCTCGCCGCCGGCGCCGCTGATCTTCTCCAGCGTCATCAGGTCATTGTAACCCGGCTCCAGCAGCGAGGAGCCGTGCACCGTTCCGTCGCGCGACCAGATCAGCACCCGATCCGGATGGATCATGAACGAGCGGGTCTTGTTCGTGGTGTCGCCGACCTGGGCCTCGTTGAACTGGAACGCCTTCGGCTGGCCGTACTCGGTCGATTCCTCGTCTGTGTCCCATTCGGCGACGGTGAGCTGCCCTTCCCATGCCGGGATAAGCTCGACTAGCCCGGCCAGCCCGCCGGGCACGGTGTCGACGGGCTCTTGGAACCGCCGGCTGTCCGCCAGCCGCAGAATCACGCCGGCATAGTTGCCGACCAGCCCGCGCCGATCCGCCTCGGCAAGCTGCTGCCACAGCCGCAGGTCATCGAACCGCTGCCGGATTTCCTTCTCCAGCGACGTTTCCTTGCGCTTGGCCCCTTCGGACCCGTCGCGCTCCATCTCCAACAGGAACGGATTGTCCTGCCAGGTCTTGCCGACGGTCTTCTCGACGCCCGCCCGCGCGAGGCCGTTGCGCGTGAACATCTGGTAGAGCTGATGGAACTGCAGATGCTCGGGATAGCCGAAGTCGCGATAGTGGTTGTGCTTGGCTTCCGGGAAATAGCCGGGAAAGAAGCTCTCAATGCGCCGGGCCGCGTTTACCAGCAGTGCGAGGGGGTTCATGCGGCCTACCTATGTCGGCTGGTCAGGAACATGGCGACCGACTTCTGTTCGCCCAGCATCAATTCCGTGAGCGCCCAGACCAGCGCGTCGGCGCGGTCAGGCGAGCCGTCGCCGACGTAGCCGGAGGCGGTGAAGTTGCACATCTGGTCCTCGAGGTCGGGGAACACCCCGACGTGGTGAACCTTGCCCTGCTCATAGAGGGCGCTGATGGGTTCGGCCCGGACTGCCTTGCCGCGGCTCGCCACCACCTCCTTGAACGAAGCGCGACGGTCTGCGGTCGCCACCGTGAAGCGCACCATGTCGCCGCCGAAGTTCCGCTCGCCGATGATCCTGTCGGCTTGATGCCGGTGATAGAGGTCGACGGCCCGCCTCCCCCAGCCTTCGGGCGACATCTGGCAGGTTCCGTCCTCCAGGACATAGGCCTCGCCATCCACGCCCAGCCCAGCGACCACGATGCCGATATCATCGCCACCACCGTCGCCGCGTGTGCCGGACGGATCGACGGCCACGACGATGCGCCGCATCTCAGGGGCCTTGGCGACGCGCAGGGCGTCGATGCCCGGCATATTCTTTCCGTCAGGCGCCTTGCGGTCCTCCAACGCCCAGAGGGCGCCGTTGACCTCGCTCGCCCACTCGCCGGCCTCGAAGCGCACCCGCTTGGCGGACGACATCGATCCCAGAACGTCGAAATATTCGGGCGGCAGGTTCTCGCTGTTGTCGGCCGGGTTGACCCGCATTTCGGCGTAGTCGTCCGGGCTCGGCAGCGCTTCCTTGGTGCCGGGCTTCACCTTCGCCCGGAAAAGCTGGTAGCTCCAATGCAGCTTCGAGGGCGGGTTGCAATCGAAGTAGGCCTTGAGCGCGAGGTGGGTGCGCCCCGTGGCCTTGGCGATCTCAGGTGCCAATGCGCATTTCTGCGCCAGGCGGGACATAGCCGTCTCAACCGATGGCCAGGGAATCTGACTGCTCTCGTTGAAGTAGAGCGTCGCGTATTCCTGACCGAGGATCTTCTCGACCCGCTCCTTGTCGTCGAGGCCGGCGATCCAGACCTGAGAGCCGTTCGGCAACTCGACGAAGAAGTCCGTCTTGTCGAAGCGCACCCGGAGCGTCGGGAAGCAGAGCGTCAGCACCTTCGGCAGCGTGTCCGACCACACCGACGTTTTGGCGTGATTGAACCGGAATCGAAAGATGGCGTGCCGCGAGCCCGGCGCGTTGATGGCGCGCTGGATGATGGCCCGGACCAGCACGAACGTCTTGCCGGAGCGCGACCCGCCGCGCAGCATCACGTTGCGCGCTGGCCCGGCGAGCAGGCGGTTAGCCTCCCGTTGCTTCTCCGTGAGTTTTACGGCCATGCGTCACAGGTCGGCGTCCTCGGGCGACACGATCAGGCTGACCGCGCCAGAGTGCTCGACCCTCTCTTTGAAAAGTCCAAGGTGCTTCCCGAGATCGACCAGAGCCGCCCGTTTGTCGTGAAGCTTGAACTTGACACGGCGCACATCGCGCGCGTCCTCGCCGCGGCCATCCTTGAAATCTTCGACCGTCACCTCTGCAAGCGCTGCGGCCTGCTCACGAGTGAGTTGCGAGAAATCCAAGTAGGGGTCGCCATCAGAGTTCGAGCGCATGTAATCGAGCATGTTCGCGAACCCGATCTTGGCAAGCTCCTCAATGACCCGCTCTGCGGTCACTCCTGTCCGCTCGGAAAGCGCTCGCTGGCGCTCTGCAATCGCTAGGGCGACCGGAGTTTTTCGGAGCAGCTGCCGACCAATGTCGCCTGCCGTCTTTGGGCTGTAGCCGGCTCGGATAGCCGCCTGGGTCGCGTTTAGGTCGACCATGTACTCGTCGACAAACCGGGCCTGCTTATCAGTGAGCGACATTGCCCTGCCCTGTCTCTTGGAGCGCCAGGTCAACGAACCCGGCGGCCCAAAGATCGAAATTCCCGCAGAACATGGGCTCTATGCCACATTGCCGATACACCTCACGGATATGGCGCAGATCACATGCAGTCGCTCGTGAAGCTATCGCCTTGCGAATGTGAGTGAGCGACCGGCTGTAGCCCACCTGAACTGCATATGACATGACCTGCCCGACCGCCGGCAGGAGATCCCTTGCGTTCCGCGAGGCCTTGCACTCGATAACAGTTCCAGAGCCATCTGCATGAAATAGCATCAAATCAATGCGCCCGCGAGGAACGGGGAATTCGGTGACGGCACTGATGATCGGCGGCCAGCCATAGGCTTTTGCCAAAATGCCCTGTTCGATTTGGAAAATCAGTTCTCTGGTCACCCCAGATTCACCCCCGCCAAAAGCATCATGCAGAACACCCCTCACGCCCTGTACCATGAGGTCTTCGGCTTCAACATGCTGCCCGGCGCGGTATTCGCGCTCAATGGCTTCCCAGTCCGTGCTGCGCTTGGCGGTCATACCTGAACCCGATTATTAAAAACACACTTATTTACACATTTTTACTTGACGCTATGAGAAAGTGTGTATATAAATGTTCTCAGAAAGGAGGGGCGATGGAGCTGGAAACGAACTCCCGAAAGCTCCTGAGGGTTCTGAAAGAGGCAGGGTTTGAGGAGATCTCCCAAAAGGGATCGCACCTCAAGCTTCGGAAGGGGGAAATCACGGTGATCCTCCCGCATCCGAAGAAAGACCTGCCACTCGGAACAGTCAGGGCGATCTACCAACAGGCGGGGCTCTTGTAGCCCCGCTTTCCATCGCCCCTCTCATGCTCATGAGGCACAAGATGCGCTACTTCACTGCTGTGGTTCACAAGGACAAGGACAGCGCCTATGGCCTGACCTTTCCCGATCTGCCCGGCTGCACCGCTGCCGCCGACACCTGGGCCGGCATCCCCGCTGCCGCGACCGAAGCGCTCGATCTGTGGTTCGAGGATATGCCCGACGTGGCGCCCGCGCCGCTTGATGAGATCCGCCAGCGAGACGACGTGGCGGCCGAACTGTCGGCTGGCGCCTCTCTCATGGTGGTGCCCTACATCCCCGCCGACACGGCGCTTGAGCGGGTGAACATCTCTATGGAACGCGGGCTGCTGCGGGCCATCGACGAGACCGCCAAGGCCCGGGGGATGACAAGGTCTTCCTTCCTGGCGTCAGCCGCCCGGCGGGAAATGACCGGGGCGTGATTGAGAACGTCGGGGCTTGTCGCGCACACCGCCATCGTTGTTTCATGAGCCTGGGGAGGGGCCTATGGATTGGGGCGCTTTGAAGGACATCATCACGATGGTGCTCGCGATATTCGGCGCGGCACTTTCAACTTTCAATTGGTTTCACGCGCGAAAACGGGACAAGCGCAGCCTTCGGGTGAGCACCCGAACAGTGATGCTGGCCTACGGCAGCCACCTGGGAGAGCCTTGGGCTAAAGTCGAAGCCACAAACGACGGTATACGGCCAGTGACGGTAAGGATTATTTCCTTTCAGACACCCGACAAAAAGCGCATTTTCAACACAGCGCCATCTGGGTTGCCAGGCCTAGACTCCACGCCTCTCCCATGCACATTGAAGGACGGGGAAAGTGCCAGTTTCTTTATTTCATACGCGAACTTGTCAGCGGCCCTGAGGGCCAACGGATACTCAGGGACAGTCAGACTTACCCCGATTGCAGAGGATAGCGCTGGGAGCGCTTATTACGACGAGCCGTTGGAGGTTGATCCGAACGAGTTTGCCCGCTGACAGATATAACTTCTCTCCCCCGGCGTCTTCCGCCGGCTCGGCCCTCTTCTAGGGCAAACCGCTCTGAGGTCGGCCGCGACGCGCGGGGGCTCTCGGCGATTGACCCGCGCGCCTCATTGGGCGATCTCACGCGGGCACCAGGGAGTGCGAGGAATTCGCATTCGATCCCAAGTGGTGCGAAGATGACGCTCGCGCGCGGGCGCGTCAAGAGCTATAATCGATCCGCTTCAGAATTCAGGAGGCCTTGGGCAAAACCTCCAGCAGTTCCGGCGGAACCTGCACCTCCATCGGCGCTCCGAACATCTCCATGACGACGCGGACGCTCTTGCCCATGTCCTCCGCCACCTGGGCAACAAGGCCGCAAAGGGGGCTCTCTGCCGCAAAGCGCACCGCGGCGCCGGGCTCGATCCTTGGCCGCTTCACCGCGTCCCGATAGCGGAACATCCCCTCTTCGTCGCACCGCTCCATGAGCGCCGTAATGGTGGCGTCAGGGATGCGCAGGGGCTCGCCGGCCATGTGCACTACGGTCGAGACCGCCGCGGCCGTGTTGACGGCATAGAGCGATTGGCCCGGCCGAAGCGAGACGAACAGGTATCGCGAGTACAAGGGCTTTTCGAGCTCCACCACGACGTGCTGCGGCCGGTTCGGCACCTTCCGCCGCTGGCGCACGCGCTCGAACGGTAGGAACGTCTCAAACCCCAGCAGCTTGAGTTCAAAATCTGCGTCCCATTCCGCCCCGGGCTTGGTCATGGCGGCGAACCAGGTGCTTCCGCTATCCTTGGACATCTTCAGGCCCTCGCTTCGTTCTGGGTGGCGCTCGCCGCCAGGAACTCACGGAATCGCGCAGCGACCCGCTCCCGCTCTTCGGGGCTCACGTCGCGCTCGACCTCGGCCTCCAGCAGGAAGCGGAGCCGTCGTGCATGCCAGCGCGCCGGGCGGGAGAGATCATCCACCAACTGGCGGAACTGCGGCGCCGTGGGCATATAGCCGGCGGGAAGCCCCGCCTTCGCCCGCAGCACACGCCGGACGCCCTCGTCTAGGGCGAACGCTGGAACGCCCTCCATGGCCACCAGGAAGCCCTTGACGACCGCCCTCGCCTGCCCCTCCTCCACATCCCGGGCGGGGAATTGGACGCGGAGCATGGCGAAGGCCGTGCCGATCTCCTCAGCCGAAGCCGGCGCCAAATGCCCGGCCAAGCGGGAGCACATTTCCTGCACTGCCCTGCGCTGATCCTTCGTCGGGGCAAACCGGTCTGGGATGCGAGGCGGACGATCCTGCGTCAGCGCGTTCAGCGAGGACATCACCCATGGCGGAGACGAGCGTTCCGGCTCCAGAAGTGCGGCGCGAACCTGCTCCGGGTTGGCGATGATGCTGGTCCCTGCGGTCATAAGCACCCTCCATGAGCTTGGTGAAAGACTTGGTCTGCAAGAAGAAATCGAAGTCGGCCTTCCACCTCCGATCATTGTCGCCGGTCAGGAACGGGGATCCTCTGGCGCGAGCCATCGCCGCGGTCCAACCTGGCAACCCGCCGCACTCGGCCAAGCGCTGGCGGAGCGAGCGGCGCCTCGACTCGGTCAACCTCTGCACCTTCGGCCACCCGGCCGCAGCAGCTTCGGCGTTGTAGGCCTCGACTGCCGCCGACGTGTCGTCTGCCGGAGCGGGAGACCGAACCTCCGTAGGAGGTGAAGAGGGTTCTTCTTCTGGTAATGGTTCTTGTAAAGGTAAAGGTGGCACGCCCGTATCACTGCATGTGCTGTGCACTTGCTCTGCTTTTGCAGCGCGACGCGCGTGCATCGCCTCAGCAGCACCCTTGCGCTTGTTGGTGATCTCGCTGGCCTTGGCCAACTCCTCGTCAATGCGAGCGTGCGTCCAACCCTCTCCGAAGAGCATCGCCAGGACGTCGCGGCTTTCTTCCCACTGATCTGGGCTCATGCCCGCAATGCGCGCGATCATCCGCTCGTCCTCCGG